TATTGATCGTGCTCTAAACAAATTTAGACAGCGTAGCAGTAACAGTGTTGAGGAAAGTTTTGGGTTTTTAACCCTACAAGTTGACGTAAATGAATACATACTTCCTAAAGAAGTTATGGATGTGCGTCAACTATTCCGCAGAAGTATCGGATCACGTAGTGGTGGGGGCGAAGGCGGAACGTTATTTGAACCGTTCAATTTAGCCTATTCCAATACTTATTTGTTAGCAAGTTCTAACATGGGCGGTTTAGCCACATACTATGCGTTTGCCAGTTATCAAAAGCAAGTAGGTAAAATGTTTGGTAGCGATATTAATTTTACATTTAATAGAACTACAAAACTTTTAACCATCATGCAACGTCCCCGGGCAGAAGAAGAACTATGCATGTGGATGTACAACTATCGTCCTGACTTTAACCTGATACAGGACCCGCAGGCTAGTCAATGGTTACGTGATTATAGTCTTGCAACCTGTAAAATCATGCTGGGTGAGGCACGTGAAAAATTCAACAGCATTGCCAGCCCTCAAGGCAGTACTAGTCTTAATGGCCAAGCCCTTAAAGGTGAAGGTAAAGCAGAAATTGAAATGCTAGAGCAAGACTTGGTAAATTACAAAGATGGCGGATCGCCACTTACTTTTGTAATCGGCTAAAAAAATATTGACAAGATAATCTAAATGTAATAAATTATAGTATCACGCTAGGAGATGCTATGATTATTGGTTTTGTTGGATTCATCGGTTCAGGCAAAGATACTGCCGCAGATTATTTGGTTAACTTTCACGGATTTAGACGAGACTCATTTGCTAATACTCTTAAAGATGCAGTAGCCGCAGTATTTGGTTGGGATCGTACACTGTTAGAAGGTCGCACTAAAGAAGCCCGCGAGTGGCGTGAACAGGTAGATCCTTGGTGGGCTAACAGATTAGGTATGCCAACATTAACTCCGCGTTGGGTGTTACAATATTGGGGCACAGAAGTTTGCCGTCATGGATTTCATGATGACATCTGGATTGCTAGTGTAGAAAACAAAATGCGTAAAACTGCTGATAATATTGTTATTAGCGATGTGCGTTTTCCTAACGAAATTCGTGCAATTCATAATGCAGGTGGAGTCGTTGTTCGTATCAAACGGGGCGACGATCCTGAATGGTATGACGCCGCAGTCAGTTTTAATCGAGGACCCAATGGCAATTCAAGTTGGGCACTAAGTAGACAGAAACTAGAAAAACTTAAAATACATGCCAGTGAAACTGCTTGGGTCGGCGGCGATATTGATTACACAATATCTAACGATACCTCTATTGATGATTTGTTTGCACAGATACAACAGATTATTCGTGGAGAGTTATCACTGGATGCTAAGATAGCACTAGATTTAATTTAAAAATCTGGCCGCAAATCTCCCTGCTTCCACTTAACACCTTCTTTCTGTAGGGTACGTTGACAGTTAGCACATACTGTTTTAAGATTTGTATATCTACAATTTGTTAAATCTCCATCAACAAAAAATACATTAAACACCTCTTGGTGAGGAGATTTGAGACCGCATTTGTCACAGATTTGTTTTTTAACATAGCCTCTTAATGCCCATAGGGGACTTCCATCTGCTCTGCCACGTGAGCAATGATCGCAAACTGATCTATAAAAAGCCTTACCTTCTTTATAGTAATTAACAGCCACAGGTCTTTTTTGACACTTTTTACATAGTTTACGCATTAACCCGCCCTTTTTTTGCCCTTTTCACATTGTATTTAACCATAGTTTTTTACCATGGTTGGCTAAATATATCAAAGTGAATCCTTTAAGGAGTTTTAAATATGGCAACATTACAATCACCCGGCGTAAGCGTATCAGTTATTGACGAGAGTTTTTACGCCCCAGCGGCACCGGGAACAGTTCCGATGATATTCGTGGCAACAGGCCAGGATAAAGCAAACGGATCAGGCACAGGAACAGCACAAGGTACTACCGCGGCAAACGCTGGTAAGGTTTGGGTTATTACTAGCCAAAGAGATTTATCAGATACATTTGGTACACCTTACTTTGAAACAGATGCAGAAGGCAATCCTGTTCATGGCGGTGAATTAAACGAATACGGTCTTCAAGCCGCTTATAGCGCACTTGGAGTAAGTTCAAAAGCATACATTGTTAGAGCAGATGTAGATACAATGTCACTAATGCCCGATACATCAGTACCGGGCGGCACACCAGTTAACGGTACATACTGGCTAGTGTCTGCAGATACAAAGTTTGGTGTACAAGAGTGGGACTCAAGCACAGAGCAATTTACAAATAAAACTCCAATTATCATTGACAACAGCAATGTAGATGCAGAGTTTGATCCGGCAGCAGATAGCGGCAAAGGTAAGCCTACTCTTAGCGCACCAAAAGGTACGTATGCAATGGTTATAACCAGCGATAATGACTCAACACATATCCAGGGATTATACTACAAAGCAGCCAGCGGTTGGGTACTAGTAAAAGATGGTTTTGATAGCGGTAAAAAAGTACGCCTAAGCCCACACTATGACTATCCTAACTTTACAAACACAGGTACAGGTGCTATAAGCGCCACTACCGGTAGTGTATGGGTTAAAACAACAACTCCAGGTCTTGGTGCTAACTGGGATGTAAGAGTTTATAGTGCAAGTTCTGCAACTTGGACTACAGTAAGTGCTCCTTTATATGCAGATACACAAGAGGCAATTTCTGAATTAGATGGAGCAACTGGCGGTTTAGCAATTACACCAGGATCTGTATTTGTAGAATACGATCCAAATAAAACAGATACTGCAGATTTCAAACTGTGGATTCGTTATAGTTCTGGTCCTACAACTATCAGAGTAACACATGGTTCATCCGCATACAACTTAGATTGGTCATTTGGTATTAGGTCAACAGACACCGGCGGTAAATGGGCTACCACTTCAACTATCCATGCTAGTGCTTCCACTGGAACTGCATTAGGATTTTTAGTTGCTGAGGGAATTAATAATGATCCTTATTTAGAAAATGTTTCAGCAACTTGGGATGGTTCTGTATTGTCAATAACACACGCATTAGGTGGAAACATTGAATTTTCTAACAGTGCTGGTCTAGGCGGCTTAAACGGACCACTTGAACAACTAAGTTTTCAATCTTCTCCTCCTGATGGAATATATAACGCACCGTCAGGTACTGATTGGGATTACGTAGCAACAAACTGGAAACCATTAGTATATGAATCTCTAGAAATTGCACCTACTACAGAACCAGATGATGGTCAACTATGGTTTGATAGCAATCTAGAAGCAGACATTATGTATAATGATGGTCTACACTGGGTTGGTTACAGGACAGCAAATGCGTTTCCTAATTCAGATCCAATGGGTCCTACAATTAGTGCAACAAAACCTACTAAACAACAAGACGGCACTGCACTAGTCAGTGGCGATCTATGGATTGACACATCAATGCCAGATGAATACGGTCATAACATTTATGTTTACGACGGTACTAAATGGAATTTATCAGATGTTACTGATCATGTTACTCCTAACGGTTGGGTGTTTGCTGATGCACGTTGGGCAACAACCGGTGGCAACAGTACATCTACTGATTACATAGCCGCAAGTATTGAAGATTTATTATCAAGCGATTATGTAGACCCAGATTGTCCTGATCCTCGCTTGTATCCACGTGGTACACGCTTGTTTAATACACGTCGTAGCGGAAATAACATTAAGAAATATCACCATGGTTATATTGATATTAATGTAGAGAATACACGCCGTAACGAAAGTATGATTAACTACTTCCCTAGTCGTTGGGTAACAGCAAGTCCTAACGATGAACAACATGTTGGTCAGTTTGGACGCATGGCACAACGCTCAGTTATTGTAAAAGCATTAACAGCAACGGTGGCAGGTAATACAACAATACGTGATACAGATACACTTGTATTCAACTTGATTACATGCCCGGGCTATCCTGAATTAATTCAAGATATGGTTTCGTTTAACATTGACCGAGGGTTAACAGGTTTTGTTATTGGTGACACACCGTTCCGCTTACCTGCTAGTGGAACTACGCTTAATAACTATGGATTTAATACAGCACAGGCACTTGACAATAATGACAGCGCCGCTGTTACATATGATTCAAGCCTAGCAATGTTCTATCCAAGTGGTTACACAAACGACAATTTAGGAAACAACATTGTTGTTCCACCTAGCCACATTATGTTAAGAACAATAATCAACAGCGACAACGTAAGTTACCCGTGGTTTGCGCCAGCAGGTACACGTCGTGGTGTAGTTGACAATGTAAGTAGTGTTGGTTACATTGATGCACAAACAGGCCAGTTTAAATCAGCAAGTCTATATCAAGGACTACGTGATGTACTTCAAACACCTGGCATCAACATTAACCCAATTGCTACACTTCCCGGTGTAGGTATTGTTAACATGGGTCAAAAGACACGAGCACATGGTACCAGTGCGCTAGATAGAATCAATGTAAGTCGTTTAATCTCGTATCTACGTTATCAACTTTCAGTGATGGTTAAGCCATACTTGTTTGAGCCAAATGACAGCCAGACACGTCACGAAGTTAAAAACTCAATTGATGCAATGCTTTCTGAATTAGTAAGCCAACGTGCATTGTACGACTTCTTGGTTGTGTGTGATGGGACAAACAACACACCTGCAAGAATTGATCGCAGTGAGTTATGGGTTGATATTGCTATCGAGCCAGTAAAGGCTGTAGAGTTTATCTATATTCCATTACGTATATTGAATACCGGCGGTATCGCCAACATAAAATAAGGAGCATTAAATGCCAATCGCAAGTTTATCAAGATTTTCTGTGCCATTAGCCACAGACCAAAGCGCAAGTAACCAAGGATTGTTAATGCCAAAGTTACCGTATCGCTTTAGGCTTACGCTAGTCGACTTTGGTGTCGGCGGTGCTCCTGCAACTGAATTAACAAAACAAGTTGTTTCTATTGATCGACCAAAACCAAGTTTTGAACAAGTTGATCTACATGTATATAACAGTATTGTTAAGTTGGCGGGCAAACCTAAATGGGAAGATATTAAATTTAAATTCCGTGACGATATGACTAACCTAGTCACTAATAAAATCGGTGAACAGATGCAGAAACAGTTTGACTTCTTTGAACAAGCAAGTGCCGCATCTGGTCTAGACTATAAATTTACTTCATACATTGAATTGTTAGATGGTGGTAACGGTGGATATGACCCTGTTCCGTTAGAAACATTTGAAATTCAAGGTTGCTGGATCAAGTCTATTGCCTACGACGGTGGTGACTATTCTAAGAGTAACGAAACTATGAACGTTGAACTAACAATTTGTTACGATAACGCTATACAAACAATTGGTATTAACGGTGGACTAATTGGTATCGGTTCCCCAGTTGGTAGAACTGTTGGTACAACGGCAATCGGTAGTTAACATACACTAGCACGATTAAGCCCGGTTTTATACCGGGCTTTTTTATGGCATAAATAATGATATGTCTACACCATTTACAAATTTTCTATCCGGATCATCGGCCAACAGTAACAGAACATATAAAAGTTATGCTCATGCAACTGGGCTATATGTCAACGGCAATAGAATGCCTAGATTGCCTAAATTTGGGTTCTTGTATTTTATACAGTTTAGATTAAACAATGATGTAAATCAACTAGTATCTAGAGAATGGCGAGATGATCTAGGATTCCTAGCCAAGAAAATTGATCTTCCTAAATTTAAAATAGGAACACAGACTGTTAATCAATACAACAGAAAAGTAAACGTACAAACAAAGTTAACCTACGAACCTATTACTATTGATTTCCATGATGACAATAGCGAGATAACCAGTTTGCTTTGGAGACTATATTATGAATATTATTATGCAGACGGTCGAAATCAAAACGGTCTGTTTGGTGAAGCGTTTAAAGGAGACACAAAATTTAAAGATAGTTTTGCCTATGGATACAAACCCGATCCAGCACAACAAAAACCCTTCTTTCAATCAATAGACATATTTGTTTTACATCAAGGAAACTTTTCACAATATAGTATTTCTAATCCCATGGTCACACAATGGGATCATGATCAGTTAGATCAAACCAGCGGTAATAAACTACTACAAAATAAAATAAGTTTTGCCTATGACAGTGTAGCCTATTATCAAGGAGTTATCAACGAAGACCCATTGGCAGAATCTGCGTTCAGTGCCACATGGTACGATAAGGATTCAAACTTACCAAATGGATATGCGCCGCCTGCAAATGTAAAAATACCTACAGCAGTTCCACAATATCCCGCACCCCCTGGATTAAGTTTGAGTCAATTAGACAAGGCCGCCGCGGCCCGCATACCTGCATATAGAATGCCTCGCCCAATAGGCGCAGGGACCTTTGGATTATCATCATATCGTCCACCTAGTTTTGGACTATCCGGTGTAAATGTTTGGTACGGATACGGCGGTCTGCATGGAGTGGGCATTGTAAATGCAGGACCAGTTCGACTTGTTCTAAAGAAATAATATGTATAATAATCTTCCAAGTACCGGTAAATCTGTTGCCGCAACTGCATACTCAAATGCATACGAGAAACCATTAGAATTAGAAACTAATACATTCAATCTAATGAAGGGGTTTTTTGAAGCCAAGGGGTTTGATAAATTATCTGCTGAAACTATTGCAGTTACTTTTATAAGACAAGCAAGTGCAGATGGTTATAATCCCCTACAAGTACTTGATACACTAAAAAGTTTTGCGGCTCCTAAATTAAATTCTGTAGTAACAGAAATTTTAAATTATAATAGATACAAAACAAGTTATCTAGGTAACAGTTCTGGTATAAAAGCATTTGATCCTGTAGCAAGAAATATAGTAGACGGAAAAACAAAAACACCAGTACCAACATATACGATTACTAAGTCTAAACAAATAGTTGACGAAGGACAGCAAGTAACATTTTTAATAAACACAGAGTATGTAAAAGATGGAACAGTTTTTTACTGGACACTATCAGGTGAAAATATTACATCAGGAGATATTACGGGCGGACAGGTAAATGGAACAGTTGTTATTTCTAATTCAACGGCATCTGTTACTGTTGGCCTAACTCTAGATTCATTAACTGAAGGCAACGAAACTTTAGTTTTCAAACTGAAAAAGTTATCTTTCTTTGGACCTGTTGTAGCATCGTCTAGTATTACCGTCAATGATGTTTCTTTTTCTACTATTGCAGATTACATAGTAGTAGAATATACATTTGACACAGGTGAAGACTTAGACACAAGAACTCGGTTGGCAGTACCGGCTGTTGGCTCTAGTAACGGAAAGTTATATGTAGGTTGGGGACAAGCAAACAGGGTACCAACTAATAATACTGCGACTCCTAATATATTAAGGTGGGGCGGAGATAATACAGGTACAGGCAGAGAGTCGGCTGTATTTGACGTTAACTACTTTAAAAGTTTGTATCCTTCTGCACATGATATAATAATTGACTGCAGAGCACAATGGTACGGTATAGTAGGAACAACACCTGTTGGATTAAAAATTACGTTATATCAAGGTGGCGCAATACAGGCAGTTGGGTATGGATTTGAAAATCCTACAGCAACGTCAAGCACTGTATTAGATCTCACATTAAAAAATGTTACACTTTTCTCGCAGAACTCTGCATCAATTGGAGATCGCATAGCAACTATTAGTTATAATGTGTTAACAGGTGCTGGCTCAGTTAATTCTACCGATACTACTACATACGCATGAGTTTAAAATACGCCAAAGGTGCCTATACGGTAAAGAACCCTGAAAAATACGTAGGAACAAAAAAGCCTATATATAGAAGCGGGTGGGAACATACGTTCATGTTGTTCTGCGATAACAATCCGGCAATACAAGAGTGGGCCAGTGAGCCAGTACAAATCCCGTATAGAGATCCGTTAACTGGTAAACAGACAGTTTATGTTCCTGACTTTTTAATCAAGTACCTAGATCGTAATCAAAAAGCACACGTTGAAATTGTAGAAATAAAACCTGCTAAACAACAACTGCTAGAAAAAGTTGGTAAAAATCCCTATGATCAAGCACAGTTTGTTAAAAACATGGCCAAATGGGAATCAGCAACCGCTTGGTGTAGGACCAGGGGAATAAAGTTTCGTGTAATTAACGAAACTGATATTTTCCATAATGCCGGTAAAAAGCGATAAGTAGTATTATGACAAAAAAGTTAGAAGAAGTTTTTAATCTACCACAAACTGAATCTGTTGTTGAACCTGCAGAACAGGAAACTGTTACAGAACAACCAGTGATAAATCTGCAGGAAAAGTTAGAAGAATTTGACAAGATTGCATCTGCACTCCCTAGAGTAAAAGGGCTAGGAGATATGGCTGATGTAGAGTTAGATGCACTGGCAATTAAAGCAGAACAGGCATACGATGATCTTATGGATTTAGGCATGAATGTAGAACCTCGCTACGGTGCAAGAATGTTTGAAGTGGCCGCACAGATGATGAATGCCGCTATTGTTGCTAAAACTAACAAAATTGATAAGAAATTAAAGATGGTTGATCTACAGTTAAAGAAACTGGCAATCGACAAAAAGCATGGAAATGAAAGCGGAGAAACCGTTGAAGGTGAAGGTTATATCCTAACAGACCGTAATTCCATCCTAGAAAAACTTAAGAATTTGAATAAATAATATACTATGAAATCATTCAAAGAATACCTATCTGAAGGCACACAAGCAAAGAAATACGAGTTTCGTGTTAAAGTTGCCGGAGACTTCACCAACGAGCAAGAGACTAAATTAAAGGCTATGCTTGAGCGTTTTACTGTTAACGCATTTAAGAAAGTGGGCGTTACCCCAATTCAAGCACTTCCGTTAGATTTCCCACAAGTTAAAAATTGTGAAGTTAATATCTATGAAGTAACACTTGATTACCCCACTACACAACAGGAACTTACAGAATATCTATCATCTGGTCTAGAAGTCAGCAAGCAACGTCTTGTTGTTCGCCGACCAGGAGAACCCAGTGAAGAATATCAACACGAAGAACCAAAGCGTGAAGGTGCTTTACTAAATGATCCAGATTATAAAGAAGCAGGTGATCCTCAATTTGAAGATTTTTACGGCGACAAATATAACAGCGGATTTGTAAAAGAATTAAACGATATCTTAAAATTACAACGTAAAGAGCGTGGAGAAGTTATTCCAGAAACTACTGCCGCTGTTTATAATACTGATACTACAGATAAACAAGAAAGTATATTGAAGTTTCAGGCACAGGACCTAAGGAAATAATTATGCAAATGATCGATGTAATCAAGCGCCTAGCAGAACTAGATGCTACAAACCCAAAAATGATTAAAGAAAGCCAAGGTGTTGCAGAATGCGGCCCTATGGGAATAATGAACAGTATGCCTGCTATGGGGCTTGACAAACCATCTGTTCCTGCTAACTTTAGCATCAATGCATCTGCTGGTAGTGGTGACGAAGTCGCTAGCATGATGTCACAAATTTTAACACTAGCAGGTTTAAAACAAGTTGGCGCTGATGACTTGGGCGCAGAACCACAAGGTGCATTAGTTACTGCCGAGCCTGGTGCCGCAGTAGGTCCTATGGTAGCAGAGCCAATGAGTAGCACTGACGATATGCGTAGTGTATTAGATAAATTAAATCCAGAACCTGCTGGCGAAGAGCCAGGAGAAGAAGACGGAGACATTGGTCCATTCCAACATGACAGCGATCAGGAAGATGACAGAGAAGAAACTGATGAGTCAGATGATGAAGATGATGCCGATTACGGATCTGGATATGACGGTGATCGCGAAGAACCTTATGACAGCAAATCCAAGCCGTCAAAGCCAGGCGAATTGGGAAAACTATTCCGTGATAGAATGTCTGACAAAGAAACAGACGAAGCATATGATAATACTCCTGCAGATCCTAACAAGACAAATCCTTTTAATTCTGAAGAATTTGCCAACCACGAAAATCAAGGTGGGGCAGGTGAGACCAGCAATGGCGAAAAACGTCAAAGCAATTTACCAACTGCAACTTTTGAGTCATTGATGAAAGAATACAAACAATTCATCGGTGAAGATGAAGAAGAGGATGAAGATATGGAAGAAGGCATTGAAGATCGTTTGAAAGATCTAGATCCAAAGAATCCAGTTAATGTTCCTGCATATCAACGTAAGGCCGCAAGTGGTGATTCCGCTAGTGCCGCAAAAAACACTAAAGAAAGTATCGAAACTGCTGATATTTTAAAATTAGCAGGATTAAAGTAATTTAATCTACAACCAGAATAGCCCCTTCGGGGGCTATTTTTTTCAGTAAATAAAGGTATGGCAGCAGATACCAAACTAATCAAGACAGCACATACTACTCAAAAATTCACTGAGGAAGATATTGCAAACTTGCTAAAGTGTCAAGACCCGGATACTGGGGCAGAGTTTTTTCTTGACAACTATTTCTTTATTCAACATCCTACGCAGGGTAAGATACAATATCGGGCGTTTGAATATCAACGTGAATTATTAAAAAGTTATAATGGACATCGTTTTAGTGTAAACATGCTGGGGCGACAGATGGGAAAGACCACAACAGCCGTGGGATATTTGTTGTGGTATGCTATGTTTGTACCTGACAGCACTATCTTAATTTCTGCACACAAGTACACAGGTGCTCAGGAAATTATGCAACGTCTGCGCTATGCCTATGAAACCTGTCCCGACTGGATACGTGCAGGTGTTACCAGTTATAACAAACAAAGTATAGAATTTGACAATGGATCGCGCATTGTAGCGCAAACAACTACAGAAACAACAGGTCGTGGTATGTCTGTATCTTTACTATACTGTGACGAGTTTGCATTTGTTGAACCTAACATTGCTACGGAATTCTGGACATCTATTTCACCTACACTGGCTACAGGTGGTAAGGCAATTATTACGTCAACCCCTAATAGTGATGAAGATCAGTTTGCTATGATTTGGAAAGAAGCCAACAAGCGTCTTGACGATTTTGGTAATACAACAGAACTAGGTAAAAATGGTTTTTACCCTTATATGGCTGTTTGGAGTCAGCACCCGGATCGCGACGAAGTATGGGCTAACGAAGAACGCAGTCGTGTTGGGGAAGAACGTTTCCGTCGTGAACACGAATGTGAATTCTTAGTTTTTGACGAAACATTAATCAGTAGTATTAGATTAGCAAATATGGAAGGCAAAGAACCCATTATTAAAATGGGACAATGCCGTTGGTACAAAAAGATCAATCCTAAACACACATATCTCATAGCATTGGATCCTAGCCTGGGTACAGGAGGAGACCCTGCAGGTATTCAAATACTTGAACTACCCAGTTTTAGTCAGGTAGGCGAATGGCACCACAATCTAACACAGGTGCAAGGGCAGGCAAGAATATTGCGAGATATTTGTCAATATATTTCCGACGAATGTACTAAGAAAAATGCAACTCCGAGCATATATTACAGCGTAGAAAATAATACAGTAGGTGAAGCGGCTCTAGTGTCTATTAATGAACTAGGTGAAGAAAGTATTCCCGGTTTGTTTTTAAGTGAACCCATACGTAAAGGTCATGTAAGACGTTACAGAAAAGGATTTTACACTACACATGCCGCTAAGATATCTGCCTGTGCTAAGTTAAAACATCTTATAGAAAGCAATAGATTAGAAATTAATTCTAAAGCATTAATTTCGGAACTCAAAGCCTATATTGCCAAAGGGCTAGGATTTGAAGCAAAAACAGGACAGCACGATGACTTAGTTAGTTCTATGTTATTAGCAGTACGCATGGCCATGGTGCTACAGGATTGGGATCCTGCTGTCTACGATAAAATGCGTGAAGAACGAGAAGATGAATGGGTAATGCCTATGCCAGTTTATGTAAGTTCTTTTTAGGAAATTAAAAATGCAGAATTTTGTACCTCAAAAATATTGTAATAGTCCATGGACTATATGGGGCGTTAAATTATATTGTAATTGGCAACGGTTCTGTTGTAAGGTACCTGGCATGGCACCCGATGATGCAGACGCCCGTGTAGCACAAACACAAAAAGAATTCCTAGAAGGAAAAGAAGCAGTTGCGTGCCATGCTTGTTGGGACGACGAACACGCAGGCGGCAAAAGTTTTAGAATGTTAGAAAACATATCAAACTCAGCCAATCATATCAATCGAATGCATTGGCTAGATACTCGTCGAAAAAATAATCAGGCAATAGTAGAAATTATAGAACTAGAGTTTGGAGATACCTGCAATCTACATTGTATGAGTTGTGGTCCAAACGCCAGTACTACTTGGCAACAGATGACTCAGATATTTCCTAATCTAGGCAAACTTGAGCCGGCCCTAGTTCAAGAAAGTTTAGATACATTGAATAAAAAGATTAGAGAAAATGCAGAAACATTACAAGTAATCAATCTTTACGGTGGCGAACCTAGCGTCGATCCTATGTTTTATCGTTTTGCAGATGATCTTTTAGATATGAATATACTACCTAAATCTTGTGTGATATCAATTACTACAAATGGTAATTATAGCGACAACTTCCGTACACGATTTGAAAAGACTATTACTCGCCTACAAGAGAAAAATACTGTGAAGTTGACCTACAGTATTGATGCCGCCGGCAAAGAAGGTGAATTCATACGCGGTGGGTTAGATTTAGATCGGTGGTTAAAAAATGTTAAAACCATGTGGGCAACAGGAATAAACATGCGTGTACAAGCCAGCATCAGTATTTTAAATGTAGAAATATATCCTGAAATTTATCAATGGTTAAACGATAACGGCCTAGGTGATATACCTTTAAACTTAAACAAGATCAGTGTACCACAAGATTTAAACATTTATGCACTAGGAAATCGGATTGGTGATTTTATACCCAAAAAATGGTTGTCAGATAAAAATCGAGGTTATTTTGAAGAGTTCATAGGAAATCAAGCAGAAGGTACAACAGGGCCAAATAAAGAGCAGTTAAAGAATTTTATTGCAAGATTGGATCGTTATGAAAAACTTACTCCTGTTAACGAGATGCCTCAATACTATTACAAGTTAAAAGATCGAATACAAGCATTGATAAATGAAGAGCCCGTTTTAACTAAATAACACTATGAAAGCAATTCAAATAATCAGCCAAGACTTATTCGACAAAGTTCGTAGCCGTTTCAGCAATTTAGAAATGGGCAATGCAACAGGCGCAGTCACAATTGACCCTGCAGAAGCACGTTTCTTTGATTTTGACTTTGTAGCCGAAGGACATAATTTAGGTCGCGTAAGTATCAGTTTAAACGAACTAGGCAGTTTAAAAGTTTATTATAGTCAAGGTATCACAGAAAATCAAGATGATCCTGCAAAGAAAACCTGGTACAGTTTTTTGAGAGAGATGCGTTTCTTTGCCATGCGTAGGCTTCTACGTTTTGATACACGCGATATTGCTAAAACAAATCTTGACAAACACGATTTTCAGCACCTTGCTACAACGCAGGGCACTAAGGAAGAACCAGAAATGAATACAATGAACGAATCTAAATGGAATCAAAAAAGCACCAAAAAAACTAGTCGTGCTGTAAAAGGACAAACAGAAGTAATTGTGCGCCACACTACCGCAGTTGATGAAATGTATCCAGGCGCACGTAGTCAACGTAAAAACATCAAGGCAATTTTTATTCAAAATGCAGACGGTGAAAGATTTAAGTATCCATTCATTCATCCAGCAGGTGCATTTGCAATGGCACAACACGTTGATCATGGTGGCATTCCTCACGATCCAGCAGGCAAAGCAATTATCAGCATGAGTGAGCAAATTGCTCAATTACAAGAATTTCAAAGAAAAATACACAGATCTACTCTTCACGATGATGCTACAGGAATTACAGAGCGTGCCATAGGCCGATTACAAGAACTAAAAGCAAGAGTAGATGCATTAGGAAAACGTCACCATTATGAATCTTGGGTGTCTGAGTTTAACGATCAAGACAGTCCCGGTCTAATGGAATTAGATGCAGTGACAATGGAACAATACAAGCAGGCATTTACCCAGACAAGTTTCCAAGAAGAATTGGCAGGTTACTTCCCGCTATTGCACAGCATTATGAGTGAGGCCAATAAAGTAGACCTTGAATCATATGTAAAAGAAGAAAGTGATATTTGTCCAGACTGCAAAGAAGATCCTTGTGTATGTGACACTCATGTAAAAAAAGAAAGCGCATTTGAAGAATTTGAACAATGGGCAGAAGCAGTAGAACAAGGCAAATTAACTGACGACGAACTAGAGGCATTAAAACAGGCATTAGCAGAATTACCTCAAGGTACAAATGGACCAGAATTAGAATTAGGTCCTAATGGTCAAACGGCATGGCAATTCTTTAGCGGTCTAGGTCTAGATGATCCTGACCTAGAAAAGAAATTAGAGGCCGCGGCTGAACTAGATCCAGAAACAGATTCAGTTGAGGTTATGACCTTATGGGCTAAAGAAAATTATCCAGAATTACTAGTATCATTAGGTATTAGTGGTGAAGGAACACCTGCACCTGCAGAACCAGCGGCTGCGCCTGCTCCAGCACCTGCAGAACAACCTACAGCAGAAAATGAAGAAATGAAAGGCCGTGAACAAATGATGCCAACTCGCGAAGGCATTGTTAAAGAAGTGGCTAAGATTGTTAAAAGTTTTTACAACGCAGACAACCCCAATGTTGGACCTTTCCGCGGCAGTGAAAATATCGCACTTGACTGCAAGAAACAAGTTGCAGAAAAGTTTGGTGATAAAGCCGGCGAGTTTGCTGAAGGAATTGCAGGAAAGTTTATTGAAAAATTAACCAACGAGTGGCAACAAAAACACGGTCATGTGGCTAACGGCCACGGTGATGACGGCCTAGCACGTTTGAAAGAACTTGTTGGTAATATCAAAACCAAAGTAGAAGGAATTGGTGATCGCGGCAATGGCGGTACAGATTTCAACAATAATGTTATGGCAGGTGAAGAAAAAGATGATTGGCATCCATCCAAACATGTCACTGATCCACAAAAGAAAAAAGAATTAGCACCCCATGATAAAGATGTACAGCGCGGCAGTTACAGGGACCGTGCTGACTACCTAACCAAAGGTGGCGTTCCTAAATCGGAAAGTACCGAAATGGAAAGTATTTTGAAATTAGCAGGTTTGGCAAAATAAAATCAAAATCTAGCAGGTTAACGCTTGCAATGATAAATAAAACTGTGTATAGTTAACTCTATGCACAGTTTTTCTTTTTAGTCAGTTGGCTTTAAAGAAGAGGCATAATATAAACATTTATTAAGGAAAAACATTATGGCAACTTTAGCAGAAATTCGCGCAAAACTTCAAGCATCATCTCAACAAAACACCGGTAGCGCAGGCGGTGGAGACAACGCAATTTACCCCCATTGGAACATGCCAGAAGGTACTACTACAACAGTACGCTTCCTTCCAGACGGCAACCCAGATAACACTTTTTTCTGGATTGAACGAGCAATGATTAAATTGCCATTTGCCGGAATTAAGGGTGAAACAAATTCAAAACCAGTTACTGTACAAGTTCCTTGTATGGAAATGTATGGAGAGGCTTGCCCAATTCTACAAGAAGTACGTCCCTGGTTCAAAGACAAATCTTTGGAAGATATGGGTCGTAAGTACTGGAAAAAGAAGAGTTACTTGTTCCAAGGCTTTGTAGGCGAAAGCAAACTACAGGAAGATAAGACTCCTGAGAATCCAATTCGTCGATTCATTATCGGTAGCCAGATTTTTAACATTGTTAAGAATGCACTGATGGATAGTGAAATTGAAGAATTGCCAACAGACTATGTCCGTGGCTTGGACTTCAAGATTGCTAAAACTAGTAAAGGTGGTTATGCTGACTATTCTACTTCTACTTGGGCTCGTCGTGAACGTGCTCTAAGCGAAGCAGAAAATGCGGCTATTGCACAACATGGACTGTTCAATCTAAGCGACTTCTTACCCAAGAAGCCAACTGAAGTCGAACTCAAAGTTATCAAAGAAATGTTTGAAGCGTCAGTAGACGGTGAAGCATATGATGCAGAACGTTGGGGTCAATACTTCAAACCAGCAGGCTACGGTGGCAGTGGACAAACTACTGGTACTACTAGTGCTCCACCGGCAAAAGCGACACCAGCACCTACTCCTGTAGAGGAAGATGACGTCCCTTTTGAGTCGGCGGCTCCTGCCGCAACACCCGCATCGGCTCCTGCCGCATCTGGTGACGCAGGATCACGTGCCGCAGACATCATCGCAATGATTCGTAATCGTCAAAAGCAATAAGTAGGAGACGATAATGGCAAAATCCTTTGATATTTCAAAGTTTCGTAAATCTATCACCAAGTCTATCGACGGCCTAGGTATTGGATTTAACGATCCTACAGATTGGATTTCAACAGGTAACTATGCCCTTAACTATCTTATCAGTGGTGACTTCTTCAAAGGAGTCCCACTTGGTAAGGTAACTGTGTTTGCTGGTGAATCCGGTGCAGGTAAATCATATATCTGCTCTGGAAACATTATTAAAGCGGCACAGGAACAAGGCATTTATGTTATTCTTGTTGACTCCGAAAACGCTCTCGACGAAAAATGGTTAAAAGATCTAGGCGTCGACACAAGCGATGATAAGTTGTTAAAACTTAACATGGCAATGATTGATGATGTGGCTAAAACCATTTCTGAATTCATGAAAGAGTACAAAGTTATGCCCGAGGAAACTCGTCCAAAGGTATTGTTTGTAATTGACTCTTTGGGTATGTTGTTAACTCCTACAGACGTTAATCAGTTCGAAGCAGGCGAAATGAAGGGCGATATGGGTCGTAAGCCCAAAGCACTGACATCTTTAGTTCGTAACTGTGTAAACATGTTTGGTTCTTGGAATGTTGGTATGGTTTGTACAAATCACACCTACGCTAGTCAAGATATGTTTGATCCTGATGACAAGATCAGCGGTGGACAAGGTTTTATCTATGCAAGTTCTATTGTAGTTGCTATGCGTAAGTTAAAATTAAAAACAGATGCCGATGGTAATAAAACTTCCGAAGTGCATGGTATTCGTTCAGCATGTAAAATCATGAAAACACGTTATGCCAAGCCATTTGAAAGTGTTCAGGTAGAAATTCCATACACAACAGGCATGAGTCCTCATAGTGGATTGGTTGATTTATTTGAAGCCAAAGGTGCTTTAAAGAAAGAAGGCAATAGTCTTGTTTATACTACCAAGGAAGGTGAAATTATTAAACAATTTCGCAAGGCCTGGGAAAAGAATGAAAAAGATGGACTAACTATTATAATGTCCGAATGGGATAATAGTATTACAATTTCACCTGCACAGGAAACTATTGAGGAAGAATAATGGAAGAAGATCTAATTATTGAAATTTGGGATGTGTTCAAAGAATATATCCCCGATAAAAATAAAGAAGTGGCGGCAAATCATTTTGTTGATATGCTAATTGGAAATGACGTAGAACCCGGCGTTCTTAAAGCCCTGCAAGGCTACGATACTCATCTTGACGATGCTATTAATCTGGCTCTCCAGGATGATTTTGAAGAAGAAGAGGACTACGACGAAGATGGTTGGGATTACAACGAAAGTGAGGACTAACAATGGCATGGTATGCTAAAGTCTCAAAAGACATAGCACACCTTCCGGGTTGTTTAGATCATTTTTATTCAGAACTAGAGCAAGCAAGATCAGAAGTCAAAATCTACGGAAACGTAGAGAAGGCTTCTGCCTCGCTTCCTGGCATTGTTGAACATAGATTTAATCAATTGCAGGAAATTGAGGCTATTTTAGAATATCTTAACATTGAGTTAAGAAGAATTAAATCCAAAGCCTTTAAAAAGTACTTGGAAAACTATCAACGTGCTCTCAGTAGTCGAGATTGTGAAAAATATGTCGAGGGCGAAGCAGACGTTGTTGATATGGAAAAAATTATCAATGAATTTGCCATGTTGCGTAACCAGTGGTTAGGCATTGTCAAAGCACTTGACATCAAACAATGGCAATTAAGCAATATTATTAAATTACGTGCCGCAGGGCTTGAAGATATTTCTCTATGAGTGTATAATATTCTTATGAACATTGAAGATCTCATCATTGAACTGGTATATGGCAGGATTTTGCTTAATTCTTGGGACCAAAGCCTGGTACACAGTTTCCATAATCAAATAGCATCTGGAAGCGGACTATCAGAAAAGCAAAGTGTTCACGCTATTCGTATTGTACGCAAGCACGAACCTGCTCTCTCCTCTTTTCTAAATAAGAATATATCTGAATATGTTCAAAATCCTAAATTCAGATTACCAATTCGTAGAATTTCCAGTGAGAAAAAACTTACAGTTGTAGAACATCAAAACCACGGCAAGGTCATAAAGGCAATTTTTCCCTATAATGAAAAAACTGTCGGTGACATTCGAAAGAACAGAGATACTGTAGGCCAGGCATTGTGGGACAAAGAGGAAAAATGTTGGTTCTTTTCTATAAATGAGCAAAGTATCCAATTTTTAACAAATCTTGATACCTTTGAAATGGACGAGACGTTTCAAAAATATGTAGATCAAATCAATATCATACATAGTAGTATTGAAAAATATGTCCCTATGTTAATTGTTGAAGATTTGAAGCCAAAACTTAAAAATTGTGACAAAAATATGCCTAATTTGACGTCAAACGATATCATTTCGGCAATTTTTGAAGCCAGAAAAAAAGGCGTGTATACATGGGACGAAACTATCAGTAATCTCATAGAAAGCGATCAAGTGGATCCATTGACTAGAACTTTCTTAAAAAGCGATCCTGGTGAAAAATTTGCAATCAACAGCGAAATTTACAAAATTTCCGATCTTGCACCTATTGTGTCTCACCTATTCCCCCTAATGGTGGTCATACCAGGAAGCAATGAGTTAGATACAATGACCGTGTCTTATGAATTTTTCAAAGAATTGGGTATTGCAAATAAAGAAATGAGTGTGCTGTTTAGGTTACCGTCAAATACTCATGAAAATTTCAATAATTTTGTCAAAATTAATGAACTGAATTCTCCTATCAACGAAGATACAAAGATAATTTTTGTAAGTGGTAAGATACCTAAACCAATTTTTAAATCTGGAATTAAGTTCCATAGTGTTTTGAATTTAGGTTATAATAATGTACACTATACACTAAGAGATTTTATTAAAAATCATGAAAATACCATTGTTTATAGTAAAGAGAAAGAAATAAGGAATATGAAATTTGAGTTCCTGTAAAATTATCATCAAAGACGAGGTCAATATCAAGATTGAAAATTTAGATCTTGATACACGTAAAGCCTTGGTGAAAAAATTCAAATACGAAGACCCAACTGCTCGGTATCGTCCCGCCTATAAATTAGGTCGTTGGGACGGTACTGTAAGTTTTTTTGGTCTGGGCGGAACTACGTACCTAAGTATGTTACCACAGGTATTAGAATTTCTTGAAATGAAAAATTTCTATATCGAACTTGAAGATCTTCGTACTCCTGTTGCCCTAAAATTTGACGAAATTTCTGAGGATTTTTGGGGTGAAAAAACATGGCCTCTAGGTCACCGATTTGCTGGCGAAAAGATTAGACTTCGCGAAGATCAAGTTGAAGTCATTAATAAGTTTTTAGAAAATCCCCAGTGTATTCAAGAAATTGCCACAGGCTTTGGTAAAACAATTACAACAGCAACACTGGCAAAAATTTGTGAAAAATATGGAAGAACAGTCACTATTGTCCCGAACAAAAGCCTTGTCGAACAGACAGAAGAAGATTTTATTAACTGCGGCCTTGATGTCGGAGTTTACTACGGAGATAGAAAAAATCTTGATAAGACACATACTATCTGCACTTGGCAAAGTTTGAATATTCTGGATAAAAAATCCAAGGATATTACAGAAGAAGAACTACTAACATTGGCAGAATTACTAGAAGGTGTTCAGTGTGTTATGGTTGATGAGGTTCACATGGCCAAGGCGGAAGTGTTAAAAAACCTGTTGACAAGAAATTTAGCCAGTGCTCCTATTCGATGGGGCCTAACTGGTACTGTACCCAAGGCGGATCATGAATTTCAAAGTATTCGTGCAAGCCTAGGAGAGGTTGTACATCGTGTGAAAGCACACGAATTGCAAGAAAAAGGTATCCTCAGTGATTGCCATGTTAACGTTATTCAAACTGCCGAATGGAAAGAATTCAGTGGGTATCCGGAAGAACTAAAATTCTTGGTTACCGATAAAGATAGAATGACCTATGTGTCTAATTTGATCAATACTATTGCTGAATCAGGTAATACACTGGTGCTAGTTGATAGAATTGAATGTGGACAATTTTTACAAACACAATTAACAGACTCTGTATTCATTTCAGGATCTGTAAAAACCAAAGATAGAAAGAGTGAATATGACGAAGTTAAAACTGCTGACAACAAGATTATTGTGGCGACTTATGGTGTGGCCGCTGTGGGTATTAATGTGCCCCGTATTTTTAATCTTGTTATGGTTGAGCCCGGAAAGAGTTTTACACGGGTTATACAAAGCATTGGGCGAGGCATTAGAAAAGCAGAAGACAAAGACTTTGTACAGATCTGGGACATCACGGCCTCTACAAAATACGCGAAGAGGCATCTTACAGAGAGGAAGAAGTTTTATAAAGAAGCCAAGTATCCGTTTACGATTGAGAAAGTAAAATACATATAATGCAAATATTAACCTTAGAAAACAAAACATTTTATCTAAATGATTTACCTGACGAGATAGAGGAAGATTTAAGATTCTCTGTACTAGATAATAGTGACAGTGGTAATCCCGATCATTTCTTTATTCCCTTAATCTTCTTAGAGTCGTTCACAGGACCAGCGGTGGTATTGAAAATTGGACCGCATGAAGTCACTATGCCGTTAGATTGGTGTACAATAGTAGGAGATCCAGAAGGTCCAGACATGGAGATACTACCGCTAACAAGCCTTAATGGACGTGGATTTAGAACATTTTGTTTTAATCCTGTCAGTGGTTTTAGGCCGGAATTTTTAGACATTGACATCGTAGATGTCTACCAGGACGTCAAATGGTATTTTCCTAAAATGAAACCGGGTCAATTACTTTGTACACCACTCCACAGTGGTGAAAAACCTCTGTGTGCATATTTTGTAAAAGAAGTAAGCCGCCAAAGTGAACTAGTAGATTACACCAAGTGTTGGTAATATGGGATCTTTAACTCCGGGTGCAAATCTCATATACGAACGCAACGGCGAGGAAATATATGCTCGCGAAGTTGGTGCTCCTGTACAATCTAGAAAATTAATTGGATATCAATATCAAAACGAAGTAGATCCAAGAACTGAAGACGGAAGACCGTTGCATGATCATATAATGGAAGATCAACTTTGGGGACAAATACGTCGGGCGGCACGGACTAATCCCGCATTGCATGATGCTTTAGAACGTGCTAAAATAGTATATTATCTCAGCAAAGAAAATGGCAACAAAACCTAAAGAAAAAACTGCGCCTGTACTAGATATTAAACGAGAACTTGCGGCGGTAAATTTTAGAAATCACGACTTTTACAAAAATCTCACGGATGATGAAAAGAAAGTGTTCAGCCCTTACATTCTAATGAGATATATTGGCAATCCTCAAACTGACAAGGACACCTACGAGTGGATACTTGACAGAGTAAATGAACTAGTAAACAAAGATCACTGGACACTAAGTAAAAAAGACAAAGCATTACTTTGGCAATTGTTTGCCAGTTGTGGTGTTGGGTTTGATGTTAAATATCAATTCCTTAAAGCAGGCTCTAAAGAAAAAGCAAATAAGATAGAAAAATTATTAGCAGAGTTGTATCCTGCAATGAAAATGGAAGACGTTAAATTAATGGCATCCATGATGGACAAAGCAGATAAAGAAGAATTGTTTGATAAGATGGGTTTTGATAAGAAACAACGGAAAGAATACGAGTGATAGCATTAGTGGATCAACCTTTTAAATGTGTACATTGTAACAAGAGTTTTATGCAGGATAAGACTTTAGTTGCTCATATGTGTGAGAGGAAACGTCGTGCCTTACAAAAAGATGAAAAACGTGTTCAAGCCGGGTACATGGCATTTAATCGTTGGTGGCAACTGGCACAAAATGCTAAAAAATTAAAAACCTATGAGGAATTCTGTGACACGTCTTACTATAATGCTTTTGTTAAGTTTGGTAGTTTTCTTAATAACGTTAATCCTATCTATCCTGAAAAATTTATAGACTATGTTATTAAAAGTGGAGTCAAATTAGACCACTGGTGCAAGGACGAATTGTATGATCAGTATCTAATAGAAATTCTAAAAGTTGAGCCTGTAGAAAGTGCAGTACAACGTTCTCTACAAACTATGATGGAATGGGCCGAAGATCATAATGCAAATTACGAGCACTATTTTAACTATGTTAGTCTTAATAGAGCAGTGCATGATATCAGGAATGGTATGATTAGCCCCTGGATTATTTTAAATACTGTGTCAGGTAAAGATATGGTTCAAAAAATGACTGACGAACAGTTGAACATGATTTCAACACATTTCGAAGTTCCATTTTGGCTTCGAAAATTTAAAGAAGTACCTGCAGATGTTATGCTTGTAAAAGAAATATGTAAAGAGGTCGGTATAAAATGAAGACAGAAATAAAAGTACCAAAAGACGGAAGTAAGTGGACTGGCAACGTCGGCGATAAATTTCACGTATTACACACCATTGAGTTAGAAGGTAAAATGTGGATACACTACATAAAAGAAAACGCCAAAGAAACCGAAACTAGAGAGTATAGTTGTTACCTAGAAAGTTTCTTGGAAAGATTTAGGGAATTACCAGAATGACACGACTTAATGGATTTGTTGAAAAGGGTTGGGGCAATGAATTTATATTTGCTACTAATGACAAGTACTGCGGTAAACTATTAAAGTTCAACACAGGTGCAAAGTTCAGTATGCACTTTCATGCTGAAAAAGATGAAACATGGTTTGTGATTAGTGGAAAATTTTTAGTTAAATGGATTGATACTACAACTGCCGATGTTAATGAAATAGAACTTAAAGTAAACGACACTTGGCACAATCCCCCTATGTTCCCTCATCAGGTAATTTGTCTAGAAGAAGGGGTTCTCATTGAGGTTAGTACACCCGACAGCGTTGAAGATAATTACAGAGTCGGTAAAGGAGATAGTCAAAAATGAAAATTTTAATTACAGGACATAAAGGTTTTATTGGACAAAATCTGGTAAAACATCTAAAAGATCACGAGTTATCTTTTTATGAACCTGGTGACAATCTCCCCTCAGTAAATGGATTAGATTGGGTAATTCACCTAGGTGCATTAACATCTACCACTGAAACAAATGTAGGATTAGTACTCGAACATAACTATGATTTCAGTAGATGGTTAGTTAGCGAATGTCTAAAACATAATGTAAACTTTCAATACTCTAGTTCCGCAAGCGTCTATGGTCAAGGTAAAAATTTTAATGAAAGTGCGCCTGTAAATCCACAAAGTCCATATGCATGGAGTAAGTATTTGTTTGATAGGTATATAACATTTCTAGCAGGTACTTGGCCTATTAAGGTCCAAGGGTTTCGATATTTCAATGTCTACGGACCGCATGAAGACCACAAAGGCGATCAAGCAAGCCCCTATTACAAGTTTGAAAAACAGGCCAGGGAAACTGGCGTAATAAAACTATTTGAAGGCAGTGACAAATTTGCCAGGGACTTTGTTCCGGTTGAAACTGTTTGCAAAATACATAAACATTTTTTAAGTGTACCAGACACGGGAATTTGGAATGTTGGTACAGGTAAGGCAACATCATTTGAAACTGTGGCAAAAACAATTGCCGACAAATACAATGCACGTATAGAATATATACCTATGCCGGAAAATCTAAAACATCAATATCAGGAATATACCTGTGCAGATGTAGGACTATTAAGAACTTACTATAATATATGAAAATATTTGTCAACGGAACTTTTGATATTTTACACAGAGGGCATATTGAAATGTTAGAATATGCCAAAAGTCAAGGAAATTATCTGTTAGTTGCCATTGACACAGATAGTAGAGTACAAGAATTAAAAGGACCAGATAGACCTATCAATAATCAATTTGATAGACAATACGTGTTAAAGAATTTAAAATCAGTTGATGATGTTTGGTTCTTTAACAGTGACGAAGAATTAGAATATATTCTAGAAACATATCGGCCTGACATTATGATCAAGGGTAGCGATTACAAAGACAAACCTATATTAGGTTCACACCTTTGTAAAGAAATAAAATTTTATGACAGAACAGAACATTCAACAACAGGACTCATTCAACGTATTACTAATCGGTGATCGTTGTATTGATGAGTATAAAATCGGAACTATAGATCGTCTAAGTCCCGAAGCACCTGTGCCTGTGATCAAAATTGCTGAAACAAAAAATGTGCCAGGTATGGCCGCAAACGTCAAAAAGAATTTTGAAAATCTAGGAATATATGTAGACTTTGTCTCCAACGAAGAAGACATCATTAAAACTAGATACATAGATAAACGATCTGGCCAACACATGCTACGTGTTGATACTGAACCAGAAATTGTGTCATGGAGTGGTCGTACTCCATTTCCCATAGACACATACGATGCTGTTGTAATTTCCGATTACGATAAAGGTTTTCTTACTTACGAAAATATTGAAAGCATTATAGAGCACTCTATTTCTGTGTTTATTGATACGAAGAAAACTGACCTGGAACGTTTTCAAGGTGCGTGGGTAAAGATCAATGAATTAGAATACAGTAGGGTCAAAAGTGAATGTACTGGGCTGATTGTCACAATGGGCGAACACGGCGCAAAAGTTCCTCATCACGACATCTATTGTCCAACCAAATTAGTTGAAGTCAACGATGTTTGTGGTTGTGGCGATACGTTTTTGGCGGCTTTGGCTTTCCAATATCTATATACAAAAGACATAGAAAAAAGTATAATATTTGCTAACGTCGCGGCTGGAATAACAGTACAGCATCGCGGTAACTACGCCCCAACATACGACGAGATTAGACGTGCCGGATATTGATATTGACTTTGCTGACAGAAATAAGATTTTGGACATCATAAAACATGTTCCTGCAACTATTTTTGAAAAAGGTGTCAACCGTAAACACAACACAGGCGTTTATAGTAGTAGTATCCCAGTAAATCCTCTAACAGGTAGTGCAAGTTTGGATTACAAGGAAGCGGAAGAACGAGGATACTTTAAGATAGATTTTTTGAACGTGGGCATTTACAAAGATGTCCAAAGTGAAGAACATCTAATCCGACTACTTAATCAGGAACCATTATGGGATTTATTGGAACAAGACGACTTCAGCAATTTGCTATTCCATGTGAATGGACATGGACAGATTCTGAGAAAGATGAAGCCAAAGAGTATCGAGGAGTTAGCCGCTGTGTTGGCAATAATCCGCCCAGCGAAACGATACTTGATTGGAAAAGACTGGTCCGTCGTGAAGAACGAAGTTTGGCAGAAACCCGTCGGAGATGAATATTATTTTAAAAAGGCACACGCCATAGCCTATGCGGCCGCTATCGTTGTGCAAATGAATCTAATATGTGAAAGTATTAGTTACGAATACTCCTAGGATTTCTCACTAGTTGTATCAACTTTCGTTTGATGCGTTTTTCAGCAATCTCGCTAAGATTAACAGCGGGGCCAAAGATTAGTTCTATATCTTTGCTGTTGAATGTTTTTATTGCATACTTAAATACCTGCATTTCTTTCTTTAGAAAAATATTGATAGGTATCTTTCTATTACTTTCCCACCACCATATTTCTCCCATTTCTAAAAACAATTTACGGTCATCTTCTGCCTGTATTTTAGATATGTCATAAATGCTGGTGACAAAACTATCTAGGTTGATAATAATTCCTACGTATTCGATATCATTGCTTTTTACGCAAGAAACAAAAGGATAGTTAGTTTGGAAAGCCCCGGGTGAAATCATTGTTCGATAAATACTTAATATGCAAAGTTTACCAGTCTATTTATATTCTAATACACTCGACGTTATATTAGATTTGGACCCAATAATCAAAGGAGTCAATCGAGTTATGTATCAACGCGATCTAAAAATACAAAAAGGTATTAAAAACAAAGTTCGTATTCAATTTAAGAATAGCGATCAAAAACGTATTCCTATCAATCAAAACGATGTTTATGTATTTTCGTTATTTGATGCAACTTCACAACGCCTGCTACTAGAAAAACAATTGACAATATTAGATGACGGCACAACATTGACAACTCGAGGACTAGCAGAACTTGTATTATCTGAAAGTGATACTATGGACTTAGATGTTAGTAACTATCAATTCAGCGTAAAATATCAAGACTCAGACGGCACTTACTTACCAGCATACAGCAATACATATTACGGTGTTCCTGGATTTTTAACTGTGGCACAAGACGTTTATCCAGTGCTACAACCCAGCCAAGAAGTGGTTGCATTTGAAAGAGTGTTTGATGATTCGATTCACAAGTATCAACATCGCAGTGGTAACATCTACGCATATCCAGAATACAATAGTAACTCTGCATTACACACAGCCGCGGTCTACATGACCAACTTCAAAGGTACACTCAAAATAGAAGGAACATTGTATAATAGTCCTTCGAGTTTTAATCGTTATGTTACCATCGCAACTCAAACTTATAATGGGTTTTCTGGTATTGATTATTTTAACTTTAATGGTATTTTCAGTTATGTTCGATTCACTTATATTCCAGCAACTGCGCCCGGCGAATCTAACAATAATAATCCAAACTACTACGGATCATTTGACAAAGTTCTTTACAGATGCTAAACTAGCATAGTGAATGAAATACTGTCTACACTCTTAACACTACTCCCACCGAATCGTAAAAATACATCAGGTGGTTGGGTAAGTTTTAATGCAGTCTGTTGCCACCATAAAGGTGAAAAACCAGACACACGCAAGCGCGGTGGTATAAAATCAGAAGGTGACGCTTGGACATATCATTGTTTTAACTGTGGATTCAAAGCGGGATGGTCACCTGGTAAACTATTAAGCGGTAACACTAAGCAACTGTTCAAATGGTTAGGTCTTGGTGATAATGATGTAGGTAAGTTGGGTATTGTTGCACTCAAGTATCAAGAAAATATGCCCTCAATGGCCAAGGCATTAAATTTCACACTTAATGAAATACAGTTACCCGAAGACAGCAAAACATTAACATCGTGGATTGCTGAAGGCGAAGATGTAACTTCTATTATAGAATACCTATTAGGCAGGGGAATGAACATAGACTGGTACAACTGGATGTGGTCACCTGCACCGGGATATGTAGACAGAATATTGATACCTTTTTATCAAGATGGTAAGGTTGTTGGATATACTGGAAGAAAAATAACAGAAGGTAAACCTAAATACCTTACAGATAGTCAAAGTGGATACGTATTCAATATGGATAGACAAGGTCGTGATAGGCAGTATGTCGTAGTTACAGAAGGGCAGTTTGACGCCATTGCTATAGACGGAGTTGCCATTATGACTAATGAGCCCAATGATACTCAAGTGGCGAGATTACAAGCATTAGGCAGAGAAATCATATGTGTACCTGATCGAGATCGCCCGGGTGCTAAGATGCTCAAACATGCTGTAAAAAATAATTGGACAGTTAGTCTACCTCCATGGGGTGATGATGTAAAAGACGTGGCAGATGCTGTAAAGAAATATGGACGCTTGTATGTACTAACCACAATCTTACACTACAGGGTTGCAGGAGAGATAAAAATAAATCTACTGAAGAAAAAATTAGAGAGTATAAATGAATAAAACAAATTACGATTATGAAATGCAGAAACTGTATCTAGAGATGTTCCTTTCGGATGCAGAAACTTTTATCCGCTGTCAAAACATTTTTGACCCTGAAAACTTTGATCAACGACTACAGGATAGCGCAGAATTTATCAACAAGTATGTTGATGAATACAAGGTGATGCCCGAGGCAAATATCGTCAACGCATCAACAAAGAGTCAATTTAATCCTGTGGCATTGCCCAAAGAAAATTATGATTGGCTTATGGACGAGTTTGAAAACTTTAGTCGTCACAAAGGGCTAGAACGTGCTATCATTAAGAGCAGTGATTTATTAGAAGCAGGTGACTATGGTCCTGTGGAAAAATTAATTAAAGATGCTATACAGATTAGTTTGAACAAAGACATGGGCACAGACTATTTTGATGACCCCAGGGCTCGATTAACTAAGTTAAAAGACGGTAATGGACAAATTAGTACAGGATGGCCTAGTATTGATAAGAAGTTGTATGGTGGATTTAATCGAGGAGAGTTGAATATTTTCTGTGCAGGATCGGGTGGTGGTAAATCATTATTCCTTGCTAACTTAGGTGTTAATTGGGCAATGGCTGGATTAAATGTGATTTATCTAACATTTGAACTTTCAGAGGGTTTAGTGTCTATGCGTTTGGATAGTATGACCACAGGGATTGGTACTAGAGACATTTTCCGAAATATCGATGATGTTGAACTCAAAGTTAAAATGCTGGAAAAGAAGTCAGGACATCTACAGATTAAGTATATGCCCTCAGGCAAAAATTGTAACGATATTCGAGCCTATTTGAAAGAATATCAGGTCAAAACCGGTCACAAACCAGACGTTTTGTTAATAGATTACCTCGATTTAATGATGCCTTTAAGTGTGAAGGTTAGTCCTAGTGATCTATTTGTTAAAGACAAATATGTGTCAGAAGAGATTCGAAATTTGGCAATGGAAACACAATGTATCACGGTTACAGCGTCACAGTTGAATCGTAGTGCTGTTGAAGAAATTGAGTTTGATCACAGTCATATCTCGGGCGGTTTGAGTAAGATTATGACGGCGGATAATGTGATTGGTATCTTTACTAGTCGTGCTATGAAGGAACGTGGACGCTATCAAATTCAATTTATGAAGACTCGTAGTTCAAGTGGTGTTGGGCAGAAAGTTGATCTAGAATTTAATTTGGATACCCTACGCATCAGTGATCTAGGTGATGAAGAAGATCAGGGCGGTTACAATAAACCACAAAGTCCTGTAGGCAATCAGTATGCCAACTTAAAACGTACCAGTACAGTTAGTACCACTACAGATCCCGAGACTGGGGAGATCATTGAGGTAGATCCTAAACAGGGCATGAGTATTAAATCAATGAACATCAAACCCAACAGCGCACCTTTGATGCGCTCTATGCTAAACAGTCTAAATCCAGAAAAGGATTAAAACCAAGCGTCAACTTGATACTTGGCGGCTTTGTCTAACACTGCCCGCCATTGATCAGGTCCTTCACCATCAAATATGCTGTCCATTGTAGCGGGAGCGATTTCCCATTTAATGGGCTCATCTTTGGCTCTGGGATTTAACATTCGATCCATACGCCCGTCATCCCATAACCAATAGCCTGCACAGGCTCTAAAATATCTAGGACCTTCACCCCTGGCTATAGCGGCTAACACACTGATGTCGTTAGTGACTGATATTTCGTCATTCATTTTTACTGTACTCAATCCCCGCCAATCGTTGCTGTGAACTACATGTATTTTGTTCTGTGATATGTTGCCCCCAAACCATAATGGTGCGTTGACTGAGGATTCCATGCCTAGATTATCTGCTACATGTTGTAGATCAATGTCTTCTAGGGGATTGTTAATTTGTAGGCCTATGGCTAGGTTTCCCGCATGGTTTACACAGAGAAGCACGGCTTTACTGAGTTCATCTCTGGGATTATTAGGATTAGCGACCAGTAGGTAACCTGGATATTTTTTCTTTATCATACAAAGCATATTTACCGCATAAATATTCTATATGATTCAAAATGAGTTTGCAGAACCCGTAGGCCGTAACCCTACATTAAATCCCAAGATTTGGGACCACGATCGCCTCAAATCCGAAGTTCGAGGTGCCCTACTACGCATGGCAGAAGACTTCCTAGAATTTGTAGATGTGCCCGTTGATGTCAACGACGTTGTGATCACAGGCGGTAATGTCAACTATACCTATACCGCAGCCAGTGACATTGATCTACACATCATTGCAAACTTTGACAGTGTTAGGTGTGACCGTGAAGTTGCCGAACTGTTTGACAGCAAACGCTTGCTCTACAAGCGTCAACACCAATTAGAAATCCACGGTATACCTGTAGAACTCTACATAGAAGATCATCGCTCACCAGGAGTTACCGCTGGCCTGTTCAGTGTATCAGACGATCGTTGGCTACGCAAACCACAACGAGTACAGCCCCAGTATGATCAACAAGATCTAGAGCACAAGGTGGCACTCTGGACAAAAATACTGCAACGGGCCACGATGACAGGCTCTTTACAAGTCTGTAGAAAGGCGCTAAAATTACTACGCAAATATCGTAAACAGGGTCTTGCCACACCTGCAGGTGAATTCAGTATACCAAACTTGGTCTATAAAAGTCTGCGTAATGATCACGTGATAGATGGTATGACTCGTCTGATTGACAGGCTTCACGATCAAGAACTCAGTATATAAACTATGAAAAAACCCACAATATATTTGGACATGGATGGGGTCCTAGCAGACTTCAACACGGCGGCCCGACAACTAATACGGGCTACTAAAGAAGAGCAACAGGCCGCCGAACAAACAGGACGTTGGCCCGCACATCAATGGCGTCAGATTGCTGATCAACAGAATTTTTACAGAATTCTACCCAAGATGCCCCAGGCAGATGAGTTGGTAGCCCTGGCTCTAAAGTTCCGCGATAATCTAGACTATGATGTTAAGATATTAACTGCCATACCGCACAACAATGACATGCACGGAGCATTTCACGACAAGGTAGATTGGATCAACGAGCACTACGGTGAACACGGGTTCCGTGTACACTTTGGACCCTACAGTGAGGACAAGCAGGGCCACTGTACCAGCATTGATGATATCTTAGTAGATGATCGTACCAGCAATTGCCGTGAGTGGCGACTGGCAGGAGGTACAGCAGTACAGGTACGTGAGGCCCAGTATCAACAGGCCCTAGACGAATTGGAAGAACTATTCCAAAGTCTTATGACTATCAACATGATCTGAGTATAGGTAGTTGACAGTATCTCCATTGACACGCCACTCAGCGGCACCGTTGCTCAAATGAAAACGTCTGGCCATGTCAGTCTGCGGACTCAGCGTAACAAACTCCCTAACTGAGGGGCGTGTGCGTTTGATATAGTTGACAGCCGTGCGTATCATGCGACGGCCAGCACCTGAACGATAACTCCATATGGTATAGAATACTGCTGTGGTGATGTCACCCAGGGGTTCACGTGCCAATTCTAGAATGTCAGCGGGTGTTGAATCCCTATAGGCCACGCAGACCACAGCCTCAGGTTCCAGTGTGTCCTCATTCTGCAGAACCAGAACTTCACAGTCCACGCCAATTCTAAAGTCCGCAGGAATTTCTACTCTGACGGGGTCATCGGCAAGTAGATTGATCAAGGGGTCTTGTAAACTGGTGATCGTGTATAAGGGCATGGCACTTCCTGTGTGTAATATGCTTACTTATCCATTCATGAAAATTTAGGGTCAAGTTTCGGAACCCAGGGCCCTAGCACGAAGTGCTCAAGCGGTAAAAATTTTTACACAGATATAATCTACTAACTTAATGAATCAATGACTGTATCTCAGCATGAAGTTGACAGCATCACAGGTTCTATACAAGACAACAAAGGCCATGAGTGGTGGTCTAGGTATGATACTACACTGGCCCCTACAATGTAGTGCCAGCCAAGCAATGGCTTCGGAATCCAGGGGCTTGAGAGTAAAATGATGAAAATCATCAGTGATTTGTCTATAGGCTGTAATCATATAATTAACCATTCCAACGCAGTAAAAATAGAGTAGTGTCACGCTCACGTAGAAAACTCACTGAACACAAATGACTTTGATGCAGAGTCCACATGCTCCAAACCCATGCTACATAGTGTGGTCCTACTGAGTGATCAAGCCAGTCTTCTATACGCACAACGCTTTCTATCCAATCTGGCTGTCCGTTACGTAGAATCAAAGGCCAAGGCACTACCGCTGAATAGGGTAGAGTCAGTGGATGATCATTTAACATTCTCACAGAAGTATTTACACAGGAGCAGTATAAATACTGTATCAGGGAGCAAACTACTATGACCTATACAGTAAGAATATACACTAACGCAGATCTAACAGCATATACAGATGCAGACTATGAAACTATTGATCAAGCCTACACTACACTATGGGCACAACCAGCACCCTTGCCTACAGATGGTTCAGCAACACCCGTAGCAGGACATGAGTTTGGTTATGGTCTTTGGGACAATGATTCGGGTGTGTGCATAAACTCATGGCCTTGGGCCAGCATATGCGGACTACGTAAAGATCAGTCTGCCCAACCGGTCTAATATACAGCCAAAAAAATACTGCAAAAAAATTTTAAAATCCCAGAATTAATGACTCTGGGATTTTTTACGGGTGAGGATTAGTCTATGTGATCAAGCCCAAGCAGTTTCTGGTAACGACATGGGGCAGTAGTATTCTAGTAGTAGATCGTCAAACACGGTGTGAATCCTTATATAGTGAGATATTTAATAGAGCCGTTTGGAGCCCGGTCTATATAGTGGGCAAAAAATTGCCGCGCAAATTTTGTGTGTTTTCAAGATCTTTCCAGACCAGGTTTTACTCTAACACCATGAATTTTACGGCATGCTTGTGTAGCACTTTAGCATTACATTTTAAAAAAGCACCTGGCCACCCCCACGGTGCCACCAGGTGCTGTCAACCGCCTTACAAGAAACCTTCTTCTATCAGTTCTTCTACTGCCTCGTTAAACAGGCTTTCCCATAGGCGCACATCAGCGGCCACACGTATGTCTTTCTTGCGGGTAGTAAGGTTGCTACCCTGCTTGTAGACCATCCACAAGTGTTCTTCACAGTAGGATCTACCCTTGACTACTGCACAGCCGCAGGGCTTGAGCGTGTTACCCAAGTAGGTACATCCATCAACTAGGTATTCATTGTGATCAGTCATTGTGTTGTTCTTTCTTACGTTGTTCTATTAGTCCTGCAATCCTACGCATCTCTTCTAGTTCAGCGTCCAATTGGTCTACGACTTCTGCTCGTGTGTTATGCTCTGCGGCCCAGAATAGTGCTACCACAAGCCAGAACCCTAGGTCCTGGACATGGCACCCTAGGGCATCTAGCACAAACCCTAGGGTGGAGTATAGGAACAAGCGGCGTAGCATTAGCCGCGCTTCATACAGGTCTGACGTGCATAGGCTTGCCACTGCAAAGGCATGGCCTTACGCAATTGGGCTACTTTCAAGACCATACGCAGACTCAGTTCACGGAGTCGATCCTGATTGTCCATAATGAAGTTCAACAGTTCTTCTCGTACTACAGGCTCAAACTCAAAGTGATCCAACATGCCTGCATTGGTGATCTGGCGGATCCAAAGCAGTTTCTCTCTGTTGGTGTCCATTTCCAAATCCATGTAGTGGCAACGGCTTTCCAAGGCATCCAAGTGGCTACGCAGTTTCTTAGAGCGTACATGCTCAAACTTGATGTTGGTAATAAAGATTGCTGAGCCTTTGAACTCAAAGCGATCTGGAATGCCTTCTGAGCGTAGGATGCGACTGTCTGTATTCCAACTGATGAAACGACGTTGGCTTGAGTCCAATGCACCCTTGAGAATGTTGAGGCTGAGTTCTTCCTGCAGAATGTCGTCACAGTCATCGAATACTAGTACGTTCTTTGAGTCTGAGAACTCGTAGAGTTTTGAGTAGAGTCCAATGCTGGACATGGCACCCTTGACCACTTCGAAGCGAGGCTTGCGTTCGCCCAGTGTGTCAAACAGGCCGTCCTTTTGCAATACTGCTTCTACATTGTGGCTTTTACCAACTCCTGGAGGACCCGATACAATCATAGCACGAATGTCACCACGCTTGACCGCTTTAGTCATCTCAGTAAGAATATCAAATCGCTCAGTCAAGCGAGTGAGAATGTTCTCATCGCTTTCTTTGGCTATAGCGGCTTCTTTGCGCTTGATAGCATCTGTATCAAACTCAATTACGGTGCTGGTAACAGCGGAAGGTTTACGGGATGCTTTGGTAGCCATTGGTGTTTCCTTTAGTGTGTTGTTGAAGTAGTGTATTATACAGGGGAACTGGTCCCCTGTCAATCATAGTTAGTCCATTCTACTGCCAGCGTAGGCTTTAAGACCCAATTGGCGTAGGAATTCTGCGTAAGCATGTGCGCCTGCTTCTTTGACTGAAATGCTCTGTGTAGGAATGCCTGCCGGATCCCACATGCTCAGGCATTTGGGTTTGTAGTCCTTGCGGAAGCCTGCCTTGATCAACTCCTGTGCCTGCTTGGAGTTGGTGCGATCGACAAACACGTCAACCCAACCAAAACCGCAAGCATCACGCTCACCAATTTGGGCGTACATCTCACGTCCTGCTGTTTCTGCAAGGGCCTTGCCTGCTCGGATCTGCTCTGCTGTAATCATAGTCTGCTCCTAAGTGCGTTGTTGAAGTGTGTATTATACTGTCTTTTTACCAGGCTGTCAAGCCATTTCTTTGAATACTTTGTAGCCTTTGCCCTGGAGTACACGGAGGGCTTGACGGATCTTTTGGGCGTCTTCTTCATACCAGTCCAGCATCTCTTTGGCGTCTTTGATAGTGTCTGAATCGTGTTCAACACCAAAGAAATTGTGAGTGTAGAAGTAGAGTGTCTTGCCATCCTCGTCACGTGAACGCTGAATGGTGCCAATAGTCTTGTACAGTTGAATTTCGTTGAGTTTCATAGTGTGCTCCTTGTTAGTGTATGTGTGTATTATAGCAAGGTTTTACCAACCTGTCAACCTTTTTTGGTGTTGTATTTCCGCAACACCTGTTGGGCTTCTGCTAGGGATTCTTGCTCACGAATCTCAGGTGCAACCTGCTCCACAAGAGCCATCTTCATCATTTCGATAATGGTGTGGCACTCGCAGGCTTCGCGGTCGGGCAAGGTGTTAATGAACCGCTCAACATCATCATATTCTTCCAATGCCCACATGATGTCGGCTAGGACTTGTTGACGGGCATTGAGCCCTTCTAGTGTAAACTCAATCATCACAGTTCCTTTAAACAGTTTCCTGCATCAACTCGTGTTGCATCAAACGATTGTGACCGTTGATGGCATCAATTTCTGTAGTGTAACGACCCACCACGTTGCTGTTACCTTTGGCGTAGAAAATACAGGTTTCCCAAACCTTAGGTCCATTGCTAAACATGGGCAACAAGACAGTAGAAATCTCCATGCCGTTGATCTTGTTCAAACTGATTTGAACGCCCGGTTGAAAGGTATTACTCATATTAGCCTCTATCGTAAAAGTCTGCATTGCGGAGACCCAAGGTGCCCGCATACATGGTTAAAAGTCCTAGGATGGCAAATATGCCACTGGATAACATCTGCTCATCATTGATGCTGGTTTCAATGCCGCCCAGGCCGCCCATTGTGATGATCAAGCCTGATATGATTAGAAACATTGCTGAATTTTTTCCCATTGTGTGCTCCTTAGTGTGTATGTGTGTATTATACTGTCAAACTGGAAACCCGTCAACCTTACGGAAATAACCGTAGGGCAGGCCAATTAGATAGCAGAGGTAGTCCTCATCACCGTTGCTTCCTTCTGCCTCGTGAACCCAACGCATGGCCATCTCACGATCCTTAGCACCAGAACGCATAAGGTTCAGCATACGCATTTCAAACTCGTGCATGGACTTGGCTTCTGCTTCTTTACGCATGATCTCTTCCTGCTCGATCACTGCACCCAATTGTTCAAACTCACGCTCGAAGTCTGCTAGGGTCCAAGCGGCGGTGTCAACATGACGTGGGCGGAAGCCGTAGGCATCCTTATACATGTCCCAGAACTGGCAGGCATACTGTTCCAGAGTGCTCATCTCTTCCCAGGTCTTAAATGCTTCCATTGTCTGCTCCTTGTTAGTGTATGCGTGTATTATAACGCAGATTTACCAATGTGTCAACCGTTGAGATCTTTCAGTTTCTGTAGTTCGTTGCGTAAACGCCACACCACAAACTCAAAGCGTCCGGTTGGTTTGCCCTCGGCCTGCATCTGCTTGATTGCTACTTCTCGTTGGGCAATCTCTGCTTCGACTTGGGCAATCTTCTCATCGAAGGGGCCTGCGAATGCCTGGGTAGCCGCAAGGGCTAGGATTAGGATTAGGTGTTTCATTGTGTTTCCTTTTAACGGCATATTTGGCCTGCAAATTGACCCTGCTGGGTGTAGACTGGGAAGCAACCGTTAGGGCCAGGATAGGTAGGGCTATACTGTGGCAGGGTGCGAATCTCTGTTTGGTAAACAGGAGCGGGCAAGGTCTGCGTCTGTTGATAGATCACTTGTGGCTGGCTTTGCACAACCACATTGGGTTGGCTAAGGCGTTGATATGCCCACAGGCCAACCATGCCTGCCAATGCGCCTTGTTCACGCTCGCCCCATGCTTGGGCAGAACCCACTGCACTCATTGCGATCAAACCTGCAATTAAAACCTTTTTCATATCAACTCCTTTTTTGCTGTTGATGTGTGTATTATAGTGTCAATCTATCTGGATGTCAACCAAATGACCCGCCTCAAAAATGTAATACTCATTTATTACACCGTAGTAGGCCCAGATGCAACCATTGCCCTTGCTTAGAGTGTAGGACTCTATGCCCTTGGACTTGAGGTGATCGGCTACAACCAGGACTTCGAATTCGTTTAGGTCAGGATGGATGTGTATCATTGCAATGCTTCAAATGTACGACCGCGTAGGTCAAGTGTCAGTGGTTCCTTAAATCGGAACACTTTGGTTTTGCCTAGAGGAACATATCCCATGGCTTTGGCTGTACGGCCTGTTGGTTTGTCTAGGAATACATAGACATGGTTACCACCTTCACCCTCGGGCCACTTGGTTGTTTCGGTATAGATGTGGAACTTAGGCACGGTCTAACTTCCTCATCAGTTCGTTGTTCAAGAAGTCCATCTCTGTGCGTTCCACATAGAAGTCCGTAGTAGGATCATAGTAGGAGCCCTCTTTAGGATCGTAGTACAGGATCCTACCTGAGAAGTTAAATGGACCTTCTAGGCCCTTGCGTGGACCGTAGTTGTCACGCATACGGTCTCCAGTGTCTAGTACTCGATATCCCATGTCAAACTCCTGCGATGAAAGAAAGGATTACCATGAAGTAAATTGCAATCAGTTGGGCAATACCAAAGTGGAACATGGCCCAAACTACAGTACACCAACCTATCAATTTCAACATAGTCTGCTCCTTAGGAATAGTTAACGTCACCAATCATTAGGATCTTGCGGACCACGCCCGCTTCGTCCTTGTCGGTCCATACTTCAAAGTCATCTAGGTCCATTGGGCGTTGATACTCCATGTTCATAGTGACTTCCACTTCCAAGTTCTGTGGAAGGGTCTGTAACTTTGCGATCATTTGTGCTACGGTAATTGTCATATCTTGCTCTCTTTCTGTTTTGTTTCTGTATGTGTGTATTGTAACGTCTTTTTACCAATTAGTCAATAGCCCTACGGAAAATAAGTTCCTGACGACTAAAGGCCTGCACTTCCCAAGGTTGTTGCAAATAAGCCACATTCTTTCCGTAGAACTTACCGCACCACTTCTTGCCCTTGGGAGTCAACTTTAAGATGCCCTTAGCGAACTGAGCCACGTGCGTCAACTCATGTGCTAGGGCGATACCGAACTCATGCAGGTCTCTGTTGGGCTTGAGCACAATCAAGTAGGTGTCAATACCCTCTAATGGCACACAGGTTCCGCTGTCTTCCAGTTCGGAGTCTACCTTGATCTGCAGGAACTTGCGGCTACGGGTCAAGCCCAATTGCTTGAACATGCTGGGCAAGAGCGAATCGATGTATTTGGTTACGAATGGTGTTGCGTCGATGTAGTATTGCATGATGTGCTTTCTGTATGTGTATATTATACTGTCTTTTACCAGAATGGTCAACCAAAAAGAAAGGGCGGCTCTCCCGAGCGGCCCTTTCCAACACTAACACGATTGAGGGAGCAACTCAACCGGCCGGGACACTACCCCCGGACTTGGAGCAACCAATTAGACTAGGCCTAATTGGATGGCTTTGTAGCCAGCCGCAACAACGCGACGTGATGGCATTCCGATCTCATATTGGGTAACGTTTACATGGTTACCAGCAACATGGCTGTTGGCATAAACAGCGTAACCTGCTTGACGGATACGGCTTGCTTCAGCGGCGATATTCTTGATACCGAAACGCTTTTCAGCCTGTGATGCAGTCAACTTCTCACCGTTTTGCAACGCGGTGAACAACTTGTGAGTCTTTGTGCCTTTATTGATTTTCAACATTTTCATTTCCTTTTGTTTTATACTGCAATGCAGTTGATACTATATTACAGTATTGTGTACAAAAGGTCAACTGTCAATCTTGCCAAATTCTTTTTCCACGTAAAACCGAATCAGTTCTCGCTGGATCATGGTAATCAAATCACCGTGATCATCTGGAATTACGAATCGAACTGGGCAACGGCCCCACGCACCCGTCCTGTTAAAATCTGCAAACCAACGACGATGTTCCTTGTTCTTAGCACTGAACACCACATAAGGTCTGCCATGTAATTGTAATCTGCTCATACCGCTCCTTGAAGTGAATACCCCGCTAGGTGTTATCGAAGAGGACTTATTGGCACTGCCCCTACGCACACTGCAGGGGGTTAATCAATAAGGTGCGTCTTCCAATTGCTTGGTAACGTCTGCCTTAGTCACTGCTGGCTTGGTAGCCTTAGCACGAGCGGCGATAGCATCCAATGAAGGCTTAGACTTGGCCTTGGGAGCGGCTTTGGCCTTAGGTGCCTTAGCAACCTTAGGAGCAACCGTACGCTTCTCAGAAGCCTCATCGAGAGCAGCCTGGATAGCGGCATCGCCTTTGGCAAAGTCCATCTCAATCAGTTTAGCAACTGCTTGCTCTTTGGTAAGAGGGGTAACGAACTCAACCAAGTCAACCCGCGTGTGGTTGTTCTTCTCGAGAACTTTGACACGAAGCATGTCATTGGCAAAACGAACTTTGAACTTACCGTCCAACTTAGAAACACCTGCAACTTTAAATGTAGACATAAAAATCTCCTTGAGTGAATGTCTGTGTAAAATATGAACAGCACCTTACCGTCCATATCTAATTGTACAACGATTTTGGTCCGTTGTCAACCATTTTTTGGATTAAGAATTGATTGTTTCAAACGGGTCATAGACCTCCTGTGGCGCTTCTGCCACACCGTTGATCTCCATCCATGCATAGACCATTTCGATTTGGATGTCCAAAATCTCAGCGATCCTTCCAGGATTGGCACCCTCAATGTAGAGTTGCTCAATATCGTAGGACATCATGTCCAATTCTGCCATCTTACTCATCAAAGGTCTCCTCACCCATTTCGGTTACTGTTTCGGTTGTGATGCCCAAGTCAACGATTCGGGCTGTTTGATCTGCATTGCTGACGCCTTGGAAGGCCTCACGGAACGACTCATGCTCTGCCAAAAAGTCGTAGACATCATATCGATCCCACGATTCTGGCACTTCAAGTTCTTGATACAATTCGGTGCGTACGATAACTTTCTTCATACCCTGCTCCTTGAGTTTGTCACGGGCCGAAGCCCGCTTGCTTTCAAAACCTGTCATTCTGTGAACTCCGCTTGAGTTGCTTTGGCCTCAGCCAGTGTAAGCCACTTGCCGTCTGTAGTATAGCAACGCACGAACCAAGTTGATGTGCCCTCTACATTTCGGAGAATGTAGTCGTATTCTTCTTGCTGTGAGCAGTCAAAATACTCGTCTGCGTTCTTGTACTTGCGAGCAGGGCAGTCTTCGCCGCGATCGCGTGTGTAAAATGTACACCAACCCAATGCCTCTGCCTTTTCGTACAGGGCCATCATCTCATTGAAGTCTAGGTCTTCTTCTTTCAAGCCAAACTTGCTAAAGGGATGCGCTTCACCGATCTCTGGCTTCAGACTAGACAAGTCGCCCAAGTCAATCAGTTTCTGCAGTTTAAAGGGATCGCTGTAATGTTCTGCAAGAATCTCGCCGTTGTGTGCCAAGTAACCGTCCCAGTGGCAGTAGACCTGCTCAACTGTACCGTCTGCAAACTCGAGTGCGATAGTGCTTCGTGTACCCATTTCAAATGCTCCTTAGTGTGTGTAAGCCTTAATTATACAGCGTTTTTGGTACGCTGTCAACCAAAAACCCTTTAGCAATCAGGGTCAAAATCGTGCCACTCTTGGGCTTCGTCGGGCTGACCGTCATAGCCGGCGGCAAAGTCCTCACCTGCATCCAATTCCCAATCATAATTGTCATCTGGTCCCATGATGTGCTCCTTTGTTGCTAAGTGTGTATTATAACACGGTTTTACCAACTTGTCAACCGAGTACAACAACCCGGCGAACGTCTGTGCGATAGTCGCCCGTTTCTTCGTCGTAGCAGTCCTCATAGTCCACCATCTTGTCCATACGGTGGTACTCGCTAAACTCTACAACGCCCTCGTCAACACGGTCAACCTTAGGGGCAACTTCAGTGCGCCAGTGGTCGCCATAGTTGTAGGCGTAATGCACTTCAGCCTCAGGGTTCATGCCCTGTAACTGCTCAATTAGATCTTTTACTTGCATGTCTGCTCCTTAAAGTAAATTGCCTGCATACGATTTGCCACGCGGTCTTCTACAAACGCAATATTGTCTTGCCATTCTACGTTGGGATGTGCAAGTATCTTCTTTGCAATGATACGCACACTGCGTTCGTTAACGCTGTCTTGTACATTGTAGCCGGGCCCGTGGTTTGTAGCGCCGTCTTGTGTGTAACTGTACTTGCCCAGGCACCCACACATACAGCCAATTTTACCGCTGTATGTTTTTACAATTTTAGTGATGTCTATCATGTCTGTTCCTTGTTAGTGTATGTGCTAATTATAGCATGGTTTTACCAACTTGTCAACCAACCCTACAGCCTATAGGGTTAATAGTCCGCGTAGGGCTCTTCGTTAGCCTCTAAGTCTACAAAGATCTTAGTGTAGGCATCCTCGCCTATGTTATCGTCAAAGTAGAGGATCTCGTAGCAAAACTGCTTGCCGTTAGTAATGCCCAGGAACTTAGAATCTTTAATGCGATCCCTAGGATGCATGAAGTTGAGAGCCTTCTCTAGTTGAGAGGTCGTTAGGTACATACACTTTTTAATCTTGTAGTCTGTAATCATGCCTGCTCCTTTGCGTTAATTGCGTCTTGCACATCGTCTATCACGCTTTCTATAGCACAATGTATGTCGTAGCAAGCCTCTGTGTCTCCCAGTGCTGTTTGTATGCCTGCGTCTGCGTCCATTAACAACGCAATCGCCATTTGTAGGCGCTCCAATTTTTCCTGTTTTGTTAGCATAGGTGCTCCTGTTTAGTGTAAGTGTATTATAGCATAGCACAGTCCAAAAGTCAACTGTGCTACACAATAACCCTTTAGGCTGTAAGGTTATGTTTTGTTTGTAAGTGTGCTATCTCTTTTTGCATTTGTGCAATTTTTTCTTTTTCTAGTTTAGCAATAAACTTTACTTTTTTTGCTTCTATGTCTTTGCGAAACTTGTTAGTTGTTACATTAAGCATATAAGACGTTTGTCCGTAACTTTGCAAAGTGTTTTGCATATTGTAAACTTTAGCACGAGCGGCTGACATTGCGAATGCGTTAACTGTGTTTGCGTACTGACCCATTTTTTGCTCCTTTGTTGCTAAGTGTGTATTATAACATAAAACAAAGACCCGCACAACCGGCGGGTCATTTGTGTGGCTTAAATGCAACAGTAGTTGTCTGCAGGGATTAACTTAGTATTTTCTATGTAACGGAGCACGTCAATGTAATACTCGCGTACTAGTGTGTCCTGCAACATAATACTATCGTGTAACGCTTGTACGTCTTTTGTAGCATTAAAGTTTACAAGTGCATTAATGTTGTGCTGTACGTCTGTTGCATACATACTAAAGTTTTCCGTACGTATAGGGGCAGTTAAGCAAAAAATGTCTATATAACTATTAGTTGTTTTAAACATTAGTTTGTTGATTTGTGCAATGTGGGCACTAGTTAATTTACGCATATAGGCTCCTGTTTAGTGTAAGTGTGTATTATAACGCAAAAAAGCGCAAGTGTCAACCAAAGACCCTTGCGCTTGTAATGTTATTACAATTCCATGCTTGCGTAGCCGTCGTCTTGCATACCTTGTTCCGTAAAGTTAACGTCTGTCCCCAGCAACACACTAATCGCATCGCTAAAACCGCTGTCTGTATACAGTCTCCAACTGCCCTCTACCTCAGCACCGTCTACACCGTCTACGTCATAGCAAACTGCAATGTGTATGCTAGTGTCGCCACTGCCATCGCCGTAGTCTGTTTCGCTAATGTGTATGCTTGTAACTGTAACTGTCTCTAACTCGCAGTCCCATATGCTGTCACCTGCTAGTTGCACTTCTACGTTGCACTTGTACTCTGTGTTAGTAGTGTCGTCCTCTACTTCTTTGCTTACAAAAGTTAATTTGTCGCTTACGTTAAATGTCGTTGCTTGCATATTCGCTCCTTTAGTGTTTAAGTGTGTACTATAGCACAGTTTTTACCAAATGTCAAGTGCTGTGCTAATAACCCTGTTGTGTGTAGTGTTAATCCAAGTAGTAGTCAACCATTTGCACTAGTTCCGCATGTGTGTTAAACATCTCGTCACCCCATCGTGTGCCCGCTATTTGCTCGCCTTCGCAAGTTGCTTCTAGCAATAGTGTCTCCACTTGTGCAAG